GAACTCTGTGGTGCATTTGACAACGCAGTTGTGGACTTTAACGGACTAGTATCTTTCTTGAGTGCAATGAGGTTCTATGAAGTGGTTGATTGGTGTAAACAAAATCCTGTTATTGATCAGTTGAACTGGGCGATGTTAGAGAACCCTCCTGCGTTGAGAACTAACAATCTACCAGAGAAGATCAAAAAAGATCTGATACCAAAATATGCAGAATGGCCAGATATTCAAGCGGCATTAAGTCGTCCTGCAGAAAAACACGTAGATCTTCAAGACATTTTTGAGTACTTGTTACTTCAAGATAAATACTATGAGGGAACAAGATGGGAGATGCATTTGTTTGATGTCTTCCCAGAACTTGAAGAGTTCTATGAACCCAGACCCATGACAGAAGAAAGAAAAGCTCTTATAGAGTCTTGGGGAAAAACTGCAAAAATGACAGAAAAAGAACACGATGATGGGTCATATGAACTTGACAAATCGAATCTTTAATGGTATAATACACTAAAATACGTACAGGAGTTTGAAATTGATACCTTATGATGCATGGGATCGTGAGTGGGACTATAACCAGTCTCACTACCATACCCTACTTGACAAAGCGATGAGAAAAGAATATGATGGTAGTGTTGAATTCCTAGAGAAGAACATTGAACGATTTACAGGTCGTTATTATGCCGTTGGTGTCGCAAACGCAACAGATGGACTATACTTCGCACTAGCATCGAATGGTATTGGTGCAGGTGACGAAGTTATTGTGACAAACTTCTCATGGATATCCTCTGCAACGTGCATCACACGTGTAGGTGCAACACCTGTATTCGCAGACATCGATATCGACACCTATCACCTAGACTTCCAGTCTATCAAAGACAACTACACTGACAATACCAAGGCACTCATTTATACTCACTTGTATGGATCTATGAATGACACTAGAGAGATTGAAGATTGGTGTAAAGACAAAGGTATTCTTTTCGTAGAGGATGCCGCACAAGGTCTTGGGTCAAGTCTTGATGGTCGTAAAGCAGGAACTATTGGTGACTGCAGTGTTTTAAGTTTCAATTCAAACAAGGTTATCGCAGGTCTTGCAGGCGGTGGTATGTTTATGACTAACGATAAAGACATGGCACAAAGAGTTATGTCAATGCGTCGACACGGTAAACAGGGAGAGTTGTTCGTAGTGCCTGGGTCTATGAACTCTAAACTATATGTACCAAATGCAGAGGTCATCAATTGGAGATTACAACACTTAACAGTCTGGCAATCCAAACGACAAGAGATTGCAAAGAAGTATGATGCAGCGTTTAAGAGAAAACTCATCACGCAAGCACAGAAACCTCGTAGTACGTTGCAACACAATTACCACAAATACGTGGTACGGTTCGATGATCAAGAGACGAGAGACTTCGTAATACAGTCTATCAAGATGTCAAAGAAGTGGAGTCCTAAAGTCCACTATGATTGTTCACTTACAGAAAATCCAGTATTGAATGGATATAACTGTGATACACCCAACTCAGTGAACGCATCAAGGACAGTTATGTCACTTCCTATCAATCCTTTCCTTACGGACGATGAAATAAATACAGTCATAGAGTCAATCACAGGAATTTTATAATGTCATCAGAAGCCTTTGGATTTGGTATAGACTTTTATCTTACAAAGTCTTGTAACAAATCTTGCCACTATTGTACTGCGTGGACAACTGAGATGCGTAACTTAGATGTGGACATGGATTTCATATCACCGTTACTCAAATGGTTAAGTCCATACAAAGCGAGGATCAACCTACTTGGTGGTGAACCTGCACTTACTAACAACTTAGATGAAGTCATCGATGAGATTAAGAAATATCCTAATCTCACGCCAGTTGTTCTGTCTAACAGTTTGATTCGGAAATTCTATCCTCACATCTTAGATGATCCTGCAGTCCATTATGTGGAACACTTAGTGTTGGACTTCTATGAAGACCGTATTGAAAAGTTAGGTAACTATGACTTCTTAACAGTGAATGATAACAACAATTATAATCTGATTATTATGACACCGAACTTTGAAGAGTATAGAAAGAAGCATGGTCTTATGCATCTATACCACAAGAACACACAGTTCAAAGAATACAACTCACGATCACCCACCTATGATAAGTTCGATCAGGAACCAGAGATGACAAGACGAATGTGTTCTTTGTTCCCTCGTGTTCCAGTAATTGATTTCGAATTGAAAAAGATTAGGCACTGTAGTAAGAAGGTGATCAATGGTTCACGGCACTTTGACGTGACACAAGAAAATATTGATAAGATGATGAACTTTGAATTATTCGAGTTCGAGAAGTATTGTCAGAACTGTACAGAGAAATTGTCCAGACGAGACAGTGGAGTCGAAGCTTTAATGATGGAAAAGATACTTGATAAGATGGTTGGATAATGAAAAAGATCTTTGCCCAACCTCTAAACTTACATGATCACAACACATACGATGGAGAATATCACATACAATATGAAAGGTATGATGATTCTTCTCGTCGTAAACATTGTTACTGGAAACTAAAATACGGTGCGAGTGTCGAACAACAACGCAGATGGTATAAGGATCTAGATAACAAAGTTATCAATGAACAAATTCCTTTTCAAAACATGTATAATAACCTTTGGGATAGTCACGTTGACAGTGACGAAATCTTTGCGACTAATATAACAGTCAATGGAGTGAAACTCTATGGTAGAGATGCGTACTTCCATAAACTTGGTAATGACTTCGCCAAAGAAACAGACGAGTATGTACCAGAACATCTTTGGGATCATCTGACGAAAGACAATGTCTATTACGCAGATCATCATCAGTGTCATGCCGCACACACGTTCCTATCCTCTGGTTATGAAGAATCAGATATCTTTATCATTGATGGACAAGGTAATACATTCAGAGCTATTTTTATTCCATCAGATACACAAGAGATAATCAATCTAAGTAACGATCTTCCAGTTGGTTGGTTGTGGAATGTCATGACACGACTTGGTGGATTTGGTGTTCTTAACGAAGGTAAGTTAATGGGACTTGCAGGGTTCGGTAAGTACTCACCAAGATGGGAAGATATTTTCTACCTGATGTTCGAAGAGTTCAAAGTGAAAGACGGTAAGTATTGGCCAGAAGAAAAGTTCTTCGATCCTTACACTAATGATGCGATGTGGAAAGAAGACATGGCATTCACTCTTCAGAAGTTTACAAATGAAATTGTACTAGACACAATCCTACCACATAAGACATCAAACAATCTGTGTGTTGCAGGGGGTGTATCTTACAATGGATATCTCAACGAAAAATATACCAAACATTGGGAAAATGTTTTTGTACCAAATGCGCCTGGTGACGAAGGTCAGTCTATGGGTCTTTACATGCATTGTAACTATGTTCTGAATGGTAGGAAAGATATTCCAGAACCATTTGCAGGAAAAGTTCATGAGGTAACAGAAGATATATTCAAATGAAATTAATTGGATCTGCATTAACATCACATGATCAAACATGGTATGATGGTAAAACTCATTGGGTTGCCGAAAGATATTCACGTGTCAAAGGTAACAGAATTGGAACAAGAGCAGATCCAACACCAAGAGATCTCAAATCCTGTCATCCAAATGATTATGGGATGATGCTCCACTATGAAAATGTAATCACTCCACAGTGGAATGAATATGATGTCATGGCGATGTCTATACCTAGAAATAATGCTTTTTTTAGATTCTGGTCAGATCTCATTCCTCACAAAGAGGCGTTATTAGACTACAATCCAAAGACTCTTTTCGAACACTATTATAAAGATAACCTATTCTATGCGGATCATCATCAGGCTCATGCGGCGTATTCATACATCCAAAGTGGATTTGACGAATGTGATGTATTTGCGATTGATGGTGGGGGTAACAGGTTTACAAGTTTCATTGCCGACAAAGATCAGAACGTTACGAACCTAAGCAATACTTTCAATCTTGGTAGAACATGGATTGCAACCACTTCGATAGTTGGTAAATTAATGGATAGACGTATCTGGTTAGATCACGAAGTTGGTAAAGTAATGGGTTTAGCGGCATTCGGTAAGGTGGATCAACAACTATATCCAGTATTAGATGAAATTTCTAGGGATGGGGGTTCTAATAAATTTCTTCCCATGCACGAGTCTGAAATTCTCTCTTTCTGTAACAAGAAACAGATCCCTGGCAGAGATCTCGCTGCAACGATGCAACAGTTAACTTATGACCGTATAATGGACTTGATAAAAGAACATAAAACATCTGACAGTGTGGCACTGAGTGGTGGTGTGGCGTACAACGGTTACATGAATGAAATGATCTCAAAGATATACAAGAACGTGTACATTCCACCTGCACTTGGTGATGAAGGACAGTCTTTGGGCATGTATATGATGGCAGACTATGTCCTAAATAACAATACACATATTCCGCCCGTATATGCTGGCGTTGAACATGAAATAAAAGAAGAGATTTTTGGTGATATGAATTATGAACGAATGAATATGGATGACATATATCCATTTATTGCGAAGGAAATTGCAAACGGAGCGATTGTAGGTTGGTATCAAGGTAGATCAGAGAGTGGTAATCGTGCACTGGGTAATCGATCCATCCTCGCAGATCCTCGTAACCCTGAGATTAAGAACATCATCAATAGAGATATCAAGAAGCGAGAGGACTTCCGTCCATTCGCTCCATCTGTATTGATCGAAGACTATCAGGAATACTTTGATACGAATCAACCCTCTCCTTACATGTCACGCATCATGCCTGTCAAAGAAGAGAAGAAATCTGTAGTGCCAGGCATCGTTCACGTCGACGGTACTGCACGTATACAGACGGTAGACAAGTCTTTTAACGAGAAGTACTGGAAGCTGATTAGTGCGTTTAAAGAAGAGACTGGCGTTCCTATGTTGTTGAATACGAGTTTCAATTGTCAGGAACCTATTGTCGAGACACCACAGAATGCCGTAGATACATT